AGAACACATCGCTTGCTGGATCGACTGCATCAGGTGCAGCACCGCTACCAGTTGGTGCAGTGGTTTGCTCAAAGAACTTAACACGGATGCGGCTGGTATCACGAATTGCCATTTTCAATTCCTCTCTTACAGTGTTGCTTTGCCGGTAAACGAAAGAAGGATCACGGTCACGTCAGGGTTGGACTGTGCAGTCTTGGCTTCCATCGCTTCCGTAGAAGACACAAAACGCATGTAGTTAATGAAGACACCTGTACCAGGAACGCTGTAGGAGGTAAGTTGCGTTCTACGATTATTTACGACTGGCTGCAAGATGTCAAGCACTGCATCGGACAGTGCCTTACGCTGGGTATTCTCATGTGCAACACAGGCTATGTCAAGGTCGAAGGAGGTTGTTTCCCCTTTGCCGGGGTCTGATAAACCCTCGGAGTTGTGCATAGGTGTCTGTTCGCTCAGGTCCCAATAGATGTAACCATTGGGATGCTTGGCGAGATCCAACGAAGGCAGGAAACCAGCTTTGGCGACAGTAATCGGTTTTGACGATACCGTAATGCTACCAAGTAGTTTCTGGATACCATTGTCGAGGTTAAATGGACTCATTTTGTAGCCTGCTTTATACCCTCTGCAATTTTCTGATGGAAGATGAACAGAGCGGTTGCTCGATGCCTTGTAACGACTTTCAGTAGCAGATCGTTACCAGACCAGTTGTGTTTACGTCTACCTGCCCATGGTCCTCTACTGTCAACACTACGAGCACCCCGTAGAAAGATGTGCCAGTACTTGCTTGGACGTTTGTAGCGGTTTTTGTTCTTCAATGAATCAGGACGGACGCCAAACTTTCGTTTAGAGTACGTCATGACTTCCCTTGGTTGAGCACTCTTCGAGCGATAGTACGTAATTGTGCCGTGCTTACCAAGCCCTCGGACTCTACCAGTGTAGATCTGTTGGTACTTACCGTTGCTGCTGTCCATCGGTCTTACATTGGTATTCAGATACTCGATGTGGTTTTTGTCCACACCGACAACACCGTAAAATCGATGAGGTGCCCGTTTACTTTTCGCCAGCTTGGATCTCACTGCTCGTAGCGTAGCCCCTGTTGATTGTGGGTCGATACTGACGATCTCACCGTTCTGTTCTGTCTGTAGCCGAGCGTGTTGAGCGTTGGCCAGTAATTCCGCTTTCAGACTGGTTTCGATAGGCTTCAATGCAGCACGTACAGCCGAACGAGCAATCTTCTTCTGCATGTCATCGGCCAACCGATGAAAGTCTTTGCGGAATGATTGGTCTATCTGAAACTTGATTCTGATGTTTGGAGGTGCCATTAGATCATCGTCGGTATGAGTTTCTGAGCAATAGGCTGTGCCACGTTATCGACAAGTCTGATGTGAATCTTCTTCCGGTCACCCCAAGGGTCGGTTGCCTGGCCGTGTACTGCATAGACCTTTTGTCCGGCAATCCACACACAGTACATCCCCTCTGTTATTTTATTGGCCAGCGAACACCATTGTCCAACTGCTGTGAACTGCTGCTGTGTTTGTACGATGCCTTGTGCAGCAATTTCAATAGGACTACGTGGCACTTCCAGTGAGAATGGACCACGGTAGTGCTGAATGAATGTCTGTTCCAATTCCCCGGCTTCGTTGGTCTTGGTACCGGGTATCCAGAACTCAAGACTGTGCCGTAGATTGGGACGTGATCGGCGGTTGTATTTGTTCATCCTCGGCTTACCTTTGACCAGTCTTCAGCAACGTACCTGATAGCCCGCATATCGTTCAGCAGGTTGTGGTCTCGAAGTGTACAATAGCCTTGTGGGAGTTCAGATACAGGGCCATCGCTGACGGCATCGCGAAATTCGAATAGGTGATATGCCAGAATCTTGATGGCCTGAATAGTGCTCCGAGGTATTTCTGAGAAGGAAGAGTACCCAGTTTGGTACGTAATTGTGATCGGGTATGGTTGTTCGTCATCGATCTCGGGGAACAGCACCGACCAATCTCGACACCATAACTTGCTGGGTTCGTGAGTGTAGATCGAGTAGTCGCTGGAAGAGATGCTGGCTGTGGTGCCGTCAGACTTCTTGTACGTGAATGAAGACAGACTGGTGACTCTACCGAATGGGAGCACCATCAGCCTATCAGCGTTCATAAAGGCTTCGTAGGGAAGCGAAAGGCTGGCTGTTTTCCTAAGCAGGAATCGCCACTGCTCTTTCTCACAGATCGTCAGGCACGTATTGATCAGGCCGACAATATCTATGGGTAAATCTGTATCGGGTGTCTCAGGGTCGAATCCGATGTTGCGTTTTACATCGTTGATAAATGCCTGAGTAATCAGAGTGGAAGGTGCAGCTTCCGTAGACAGGTCGACGTACAGTGGCATGGCAGCACCCTAGTATCAAAATGAAAAAACCGCACAGAGTCACCCCCAATTCAACTCTGTGCGGCGGTACCCTTCAAGGGGCACTTACGGAAGGTATCGTACCAGACCTGTGGCTGGTCAGGTCAGGGTGCCGGTACCAGTCGGGGTGAGATCGTCTCGGCGGTGCATTGGGAGAACCATTGCAGCGGCCTTGATCGTATTGGTGTTGGTACCGTTGACTCGGTACACAACAGACTTGAAAGTCAATCCGGGGGTAGTCTGTGCTGCCAGATTCTCGGCGTAGCTGACTTCCTCGGAGTCCAGTTCCAGAGCACCTTGGGTAGTACCGCTGGTGTACACGACCTGCTTAATAATTGTGAAGCCAGAGGTGCCGTTTGCTGCCGTAGAACCGTAGGCTGCAATCGTCAGGTTGCCTGTCAGAGCAGCACCTGCAACAACAAAGACAGCCTTGTCCATGATCTCGGTAATGACGTGAGCATTCGCCAGAGATCCAGTGAGTGTAATCGTCCCAAGAGGAACGATCATGTACTTGCTGGTAAGGTGAGTAAACTTCTGCGTTGCCATTGAAAACATCCTTTCAGGATGACGGATATGAAAGTAATGAAATGGGGTGGCTGGCTTGTGGCTTCAGCCACCCCATCTCCGAAAGGGCTTCAGTTGATTACGGTGCTGTGGTCTTGCTGAGGACCACGAACGGGGACAGAGTCAAACCACCGTTCTTCGGCTGGAACGTCGACTTCCACCATGGGCGGGCATCGTCGAAGCTGGAGAACAGGAAGACTTCTTCACGTTCGAGGAAGCGTACATGGATGCTACGGGTGATGTTGCCAGTGCCACGTTCGCCGAACAGCATCTGTGTCGGGTTGACGCAAGCCAGGAAGCCGTCATTCCACTCGCTGATGACACTACCATCCTGACCGGCGGTAATACCTGGCATGTATTCAGTCCAGATGATCGGACGACCAAGCAGCGTATCGGGAAGTTCAGCACCAGTCGACGGGTAGAACAGCTTGGTGATACCAGCGTTGTTCGGAGACTCGATTACCAAAGTGAAGATCGTGTCGTACAGGTCAAGCGGTGCCAACCAGACAGCGTTCTCGTAGCCCCAGACACGCTTACGCATCTTCAGGACATTGAGACCACTGACGATTCGAGCAGCGTCCTGAGCGTTTTCACGAAGAACGGTGAGCAGAGCAGCGTTATTGCTGTTCAGCATACCCAGAGGTCGACCAACACCGTTACCGTTCAGGAATTCATCCATGCGGAATGAACGGGCTTCCTGTCGCAGACCCTGATCGATCAGAGATGCAATCGAGATTGGACTATCCGCCATCAACTGATTGGTGACAGCGGCAGCACCGTTGATCTCATGGGCTTTCAGGCTGACCATTTCCATTGCCGACTTACTGAAAGCCGGAATGCTGGTTTCCTTACCTCGGTAGACCTGGAAGCCACCAGTCACGCTGGTACGGTGGTCTTTGTCAACTCGGCAAGGAATGTCGACCGTTGGGGCAGTCATCGTGATGCGGGTCATCAGACCGCTGATTCGATCAGCTTCTGGTTCCACCTGCATGACAGTGCTGATGAAGCCACGAGGTACCATGATACCCTGTGCTTCCCAGTTGGCCTTGCTGAATTCGTCGCTACCAACAGCGTCCATCACAACTCGCTTGAGTCGTGGGTCCGCAGACTCGGGGCTGCGAGTCCGATACAGGTTGACAACAGCATTCAGGTAATCTCGCTGATCGCTGAAGCCATACTTGTCCTTGTCGTCTTCCCATCGTGGTCGGGTGGTGACTCCGCCAGACAGGTTCACAACAAGCCCACCTGCAGCATTGGAGACTGCAGCGGTCGCAAGTGCAGCATTGCGGCGTTCAGCAAGGCCAACTGCCGTATTGCTCAACTGGTTGGCAACTGCTTCCAGTCGCTCAACATCAACACGGTACTGAGTCAGTTCTTCAGCGGTCAGTTTGTCCTTCCGCTGATCGAATACGTCAGTAACAGAGGTCAGACGAATTCGTTCGTCAACCAACTGATTCATGGTGAACTTAGCAAGATCGCTGTTCACTGCAGGAGTGTCATTCCACGCATACGCCATGCTGCCCAGCACGGCAAGAAATTTCGAATACATTGTCGTTCCTTCAGTCAAAATCGAAATGGTACTTGCTGGCCGTGCTTATGTGCGTTGCTGTGGGCAGGGCTGATACTCAACAATCTAAAGCGGTGTTACCGCAATGTCAAGTTATGTTATGGAAATTTTACGTGCATTCAGTGCTCTACGTCGGAGTTCCTCTACGGATGGTCCAGCGGGCATGGTTGCCTTGTTCAAAGCTGCCTGCGGTACTTTCAGAGAATTCAGCATAGCCGTCTGTGGAGTAGCATTGCGAATTGAGTGGAATAGTCCTTTGTCCACCGCTTCCTGAGCACCGAAGTAAGTTGTGTCTTCCATCAGGTTCTGAACTTCGTCTGCTTTCATAGAAGTTCTGGAGGTGAAGATATTCACGATGGCGTCTCGATGGGCAGACCATCGATTCTCAGCGGCTTTGATGGAAGCCATTGAGTTGATCTCTTCGAACATATACGGATTGTGCATCATGAACAGACCGCCATTGCAGATCTGCCGATTGGAACCAGCCAATGCCAACCAACCAGCAGAACTGAATGCGTAGCCGTCAACGATAGTGTTGACCGTACCCTTGTGTTCAAGTAGACGATTGTACATCGCCATGGCAGCACCGACTTCGCCACCAGACGAATTGATGCGTACCGTCAGTTCAGATGGTGCATCTGCCAGGAAGTTGATGACTTCATCGGGAGTAACGTAAGGGTCATCGGGATTCCATTTCTGCGACAAGATCATATCGTAGATGCAGAGTTCATCGTTGTTGAATGCCGCAGTGGTCTGCAGGGTATGAGTGCCGTTAAGCGGTTTACTGTTCAAGACTATCGATTTCATTTTCGATTCCCTTCGGAAGTTTCTGAGTGGAAAGCCATGTAGAAATGAAGTTGGTCACGAGGTCGCCGTAGCACTCAGACCACTCGGCCACTTGCTCCTGAAGCATGTTGGCTAGTTTGCCATCAGGTGCGTAAAACTCTGCTACGGCAGCGTCGTAGTCATCGGGGCGAGATTGCTTCTTCTGCTCCAATACTTTCTGTTCGTAGTTGTGAATACCACGGACAGTCCTCATGAATGCGTTGCGAAGTCGCTTGTCGATGCCTGTCTGCGATGGGGACTTGTCCATACGTCCTGATGGCGGTTCAGCCTTGGCTGCTGCCTTTTGCTGAACAGCTTCGTGCTCTTCAGCAGAAACCATACCCTCATTGGTCTTACGCTGCCCCTCTGTGGTTACAGAGGTTGCTTCGTTAGCCAGCTTCGCACCTTCCTCCAGATGCAGCGAGTGTTCTACAGTCATCAGGTTGACAGGCACGTAACGTGGGTCAGCAGCAGCGTCTCTTGGGTCGATGTGCATACCCAACAGGTTGCTGGCTTGTCTACGATTGATAATGCCTGTCTCAAACAGGTTACGCAGGGCTGCTGAAAACTTGTCGATGACGTTACGGTACAGGTACATCTGTTCGAACTCGAAGAGGAACAGCATGTGACTGGGTAACGGCAAGACTTCAGTTCTGAACTGACTGCAGATCCTTGAGAGTAATGGACCAATGGAAGACTGAATGAACATTGAAGTTGCAGAGGACATATCAACGTCTCCTGCTTTGGTGCCCATGTAACTGTGCAGAAGAACCGGAGGGATGTTGAACCCTCGGGCTACGTCTTCAACACTGAACGCACGGGTCTCGATGAACTGCAAATGCTGGAACGGAATACCCATGTGTACGGGCTTCAGTCCCTGTTCGAGTACTCGGGTCTTGAATACCGATTCCAGTGGGGCATTCGGGTCTTCAGCGAAATTGGCTTCGATGCGTTTGAGTACCTGAGCGTCAAGACGGTTCTCAGTTGTCAGGAACATCTGGGTAGCGATACCACGGGTATAGAATCGCCATCCAAATTCCTCGCTGGCAGCGTACAGGTCCATTGGTCGAACGTTGTTCAGAATGAACCCGTGCCCTCGATGGTATTCCGTATCGAGCACCTGACTGCGGAAGTGAGCAATGTATTCTTTGGGGATCAACAACGGCTCTGTTTTCAAGTCCCGTGCCGACAAGCCAGTGTCGATACGGTACAATAACTCGCCTTGTGTTGCTTGCCTGCCGATCGAAAGATTCTCACCACCGTTGGCCCGGAAGATGTTGCCACGACAAATTCTGGAAGGATGGATGTAGTACAGACGACTGGTTCGGCCTTGGCCGTCCAATTCCTTCATGAAGTAGCAGTTACCGTCCATTAGAATGTCGTAGACGATCATCATCAAAGCATCGTCAGAGGCCAGTTCTGGGTGAAAGTAATGAGAGAACAGACGGCTGGCTGGGTGCTCAGTCGTCTGCACTACTCGGGTGCGTTCACCAGAGCCTGATTCCAATGCGTACATGCGTCGTGGAAGCGATTGGATCATCCCGGTGTAGATCTTGGTGGCACAGAACACCGCAGTCAGCTTGAGGGCTGTCTGATTGGTGTCTGTGTACGCTCGCTCATGGTTCATGATGCCGAACATATCACGCCATGTCATTGTACCGGATGCGTTCCAGGCAGCATTCAACAGTTCACCTATTACACCGCTGGCTTTACGCAGAGGAATCGTTGGTTCTGATTTACGAAGCCAGTTGAGCATAGTTCACCTAAGCGACCGAATTTCTGTGATGACTTCGTCTTCAGGGTACAGGTAAGAACCAATGCCCATCAGACCCGCTACGATACCGTCAATCTTGTTGATGGATTTTGACTTGTCAGGTCGCATTAGTCCATCTCGGGATTGTTGAATCACAACATTTCCGACCATCCAGTCAAGAACAGGATGGCCACCATGAAACAGCATCTTGTCCTGAACCAATGCACTCAGCTTTCGGCAAGGTTCATTCATACCAGCAAAGTTCTGAGGGTATGCTCTACAAGGGAATCCATACTTCTTCAATCCCGAGTAGATAGCGTGTACACAGTATCGGTCAAAAACTATCTCTCTGCAACCTCTAAAGTGGTTCAGAATGCCCGTATGATTGGAATCTCCCAGCATGGCAGCGATGATGGCGTCTTCATCAATGGCTTCCAGAGGACTGGTCGAGTTAATCAATCCGGCATCGTACCAAAGGCCATAAGGCAGACTTTGCTCATGACTACGCTGGTAGATACTTTTGGCCGGACACCATGACCAGTTTAGGATTACTCCCTGAACAGGGAAGAACAGAGACAATGAAGCCAAGTCGTGAACTTGTGAGTTATCGAAACCAGCGTAGCATTCTTCGTCTCGTAGTTCCTCAACTTTGTTGATGTACCACGACCAGTACACTTGGTATCGGGCAAGGTACACGTCGATAGATGTTGCTGTTGTGAATCGGCTGTCGTTTCCGACATTGTGCCAGAGTGAATGCTCAGTGATCCAATCCTTGATGGCCGCAATAGACAGTAATCGAACTTCCTCGGGGTTGGGGTTTCCATTAGCCCAAACGTGAGACGGAATCCATGCTGTTTCTGTTTTGGTGCGAATGTTGAGATGGAGACGAAGGAATCTGTTGAGTTCAACAGGGTTGTTTTCGACTGAGCGTACCTGCTGCTCAAAGTATGTTCGAGTGACGGATTTACCAAAGTTGGGGTTGGCTTTACGCCACACTGCCTCTTTTCGAAAGTCATCGTCTCTGTCAGCCTCATAAATTACTGGGAGGAAAGTAGGGTCGAACTGACGGCCTTGGGCAATGGCTTTGGCTTTCTCGTACAGAGTGTTGCACGGGCTTGGTCTGTCGTAGTCAGCAGTGGTTGTGTACAACGTCAATGGTTCTTGCCGTGATCCAGTACCTGTCAGCAAAACGTCAATCAGTTCGCTATCCGGGTGGGCATGAACTTCGTCGATGTATACGAAGTTTGGTGATAATCCGTGTTTGGTGTCTGCAATAGACGAAAGTACTTTGAAGACTGATCCATCCTTGTGCTCAAACGATTTGGTACTTCGGAATACTTTGTTATCTCTGAGTTTGCCGATGAGTACCTTGTTGCTCTCAATCATGTAGATGGCATGACGGAAGTTCAATGCGGCCTGTTCGGTGTCAGCAGCAGCACAATACAACTGACCTCGCTTTTCCTTGTCGCAAAAGAACACGTACAGACTGATCACTGCACCAAAGCTGGAAGTCTTGGAGTTCTTACGGGGAACGAAGATGAAGCACTCTCTGTAACGCCGAAGATCTGTTTCTTCGCTTTTCCAACACAACAAGTTGGCATAGATGGCTGACTGCCATCGCTCGGGTACGAACGGAAGACCAGTCAAATATCCTTCCGGAAAACAGCAATACTCGGTCATGAACCGCCAAACACGTTCCCATTCTTTCGTGTCAAAGTAGTAGCCTTTGGCACTGGCGAATGGATCGTACATGGGGACACTACGAAGAAAAGAAACAAGGTCGACTGGTGTCTTTTGCCAGCCGACCAGTTTTTCTTTCTCGTAGATCGGGTCCGGTATAACCAATGTCCGAGGAGGTTTACCGTCAACAGGTTTGACGAATGCCAATTCGGGGATGACCTCAAGTTCCAGTTCAGGAACCTGCGGCTTCATTTTCTTGAGGGGCATGGGGGTGCCTTACGCTACTCTCTGAAGGTGATGGTATTCGTCTCGAAGGACATTACTTCATCAGACGTACCCGGCCATGTGAAGGTGAGAATACCAGTGTACTTGTACTTCGTAAGCCCCTTGGAAGTTTCTGAGGAGAGAAGTTCAATTACAGCATACGGTGCTTCGTCGCCTGTTCCAGTGCCCGGTGGGTCTACGAATGCTGCAGTCCCGGAGATGATGCGGTCGGAGTCCGTTTCCCCTGCCCGCTTGATAACGAATGTTACCGTAGCAGAAGAAAAATACAAACTGCCAGTTGAAGAAATTGGTACACTATTTGTATCAACAATCGGTATTTGAATGGCTCTACCGTTTGCTTCAGTGTACGAATCACCAACCGTAAGAACTTCTGGGAAGGAAGTAATAGATCCTGGGTCGAGCACAGCACCAGCCAGCAGTGAAGTAATCCCAGAGGCACCGCTGATCAGATCAGTCTTGTTTTGGATTACATCCAGTTGGTCAAGTATCAACACCTGATTTGCTAGTGAAGCATCACCTGAACCGCCACCACCTCCACCTCCACCTGCAGGTGCCAGTTCGAGCATGTTGGCCGTAAACTGCCATACTATACCATCTGCGACCAATCCGGTGTTGATCCGATCCGTGACGACCTTGATGGCTGCCACCTCTGTGTCCACGTATCCCGTGAGCGTTGCGAGGGCTGCCGCCGTCGCGAGTCCCGCCTGAATCTCATCAATCGTCCACGTGAGATTCGGCACCAGCATGTAACCCGTGGTGCTGTCCGGGATCGTCGCCCACTGCCCATTCGTTCGTCGCGTCCGGATCAATGCCGTTCGCGTTGCCCCTGTGTAATCCTCGACAATCGCCACCTGATCCTGACCAGTGCCAGACTTCAGAAACACCAACTGCCCGTTGTAGCAATCATCGACGCTATTTGCCGAGGCATTCAGGACAATCGTCGTTGCTGTTCCGCCTTGTGCCAGTCCTTCGTTGACGGAGTTAAGCCCGATGGTCGCCTGAATCACGAACACCGAATCAGCCGCCGGAGCCACTCGCCAATCGCGGTCCACTGTTGCCGTTCTCGTACTGCCCACGTACTGGGTAATCAGACGACTTTGCCCCGCTCCCGTGCCGCTTTCGATGTACACCATACCCGGATCATATACGCCATCAGTGGCACTCGCACCGGCGTCCAGTTGGATCTGATTGCTTCCGGTTCCCGGCCCTTGTGCCGTGCCCGTGTGAACAACCTGACTCGCGATTGTCCGCAACCGTTTGCCGGCTGAGTTTTGGATATTGTGTGTCGCCCCTGTCAGGATCTCATCCCAGACCGCGTCAGCAATCTCTGCCGACGTTGGCGGGGTGACCGTCAGTGCGTAACCCTAGTGTAGGCTCCGGTAGCGGTCTGCGATGCCAGCGTGATCGATGTTGCTGCTCCGATGCCCTTGCTGTAATAGCAGGTCAGCCCACTGCTACTGTGAGTCAATCCGGTCAGCCCTGCACCGGCTGTGCTCGATGTGTCCTGCACAAAAAACCGCACAGTCTGCGACGTGCTGCCAGCATAGATCTGGTAAGCCATTTCAGCCCCTCATTCCACCGGTGAGACCACCGGCAACAAATAGCCCACCTGCGGACGCTTTCGGCGTTCCTGTATCGACGATCTCAACCACGTTCGTGATATACTCGGTCGTCGCCGCAACCGTCACACTTGCAGACGTAAACGACGACACCGCCGCGTTTGTGTCTGCCAGTGCTAGCCTGCCCTGTGTTGCACCCGTCAGCATGTGCCTATGCGTCATGCCTGTAGGTGGCGTATCGATGCCAGCCGTGTTGAGGTGCGTGAGAATCAAGCCTAGCACCCAGCCCGACGAAACGGACATAGCCGTGCCCAATGACCCCTCGGAGTTACCCACAGTCGTTGCCACCAGTTTTGGGTTGTACACCAGTGTTGTCACCGTCGCACGTCGATAGTTTGGGCACCCCAGTGTCAGGTAATCCGTGTCGTCGCGATAGACTGCCGCCAGCAAATGTGTCGCGTTTGTCCACGTCCCCGAAGTCTCTGCCGACGATAGTGCCGTCTTACATGAAATAGCCACACTCAACGTCGCCAGCCCACCCGCTCGTTGTGACAAATAGCGATAGTTCCACCCCGCCGGAATCGTCGGCCCGGCTGCGCTGCCATATCGCAGAGCCCACATGACAATCAAATCGCCCGCCTGATGCGAAGGTAGCGTCACCGACGTGGATTCTGCGGAGGTCGCTCCGACGTAACTGACGGTCATAGCGTCACCATAGCCGCTTGCGTGAATGCGGCTTGAATGCTGCTCACCGTTCGCGCCGGGTCAACAAATGCAGGGTTGAGAACGTCATTGAGTTTCTGTGCAGCATACTGATCCGCCGCGGTTAATCGCTCGATGTCCGATCGCTGTAATTGGTACTCCGTGACCGTCAACGACTTGAATGGCCGCCCGCCGTCCAAAGCGTAGAACGAATCGATCGTCGCAGACTGATCGCCACCGACAAGGGCTGCAATCCCACTGACCACCGCCCAGACAGTTACCGCTGTTGTAGGATCAGTCGTCGCGAGTTTCTGACCGCCCAGCATGAGGGCCTTCAGATTCCGGATCCCTATCACCAGATCCGGGGCCAGTGTGCCAGCCAGAATCATGTCTTGCAATGTGCCAAACCACGCGCTGCCGTCCCATGCGAGAAGCGAGTTTCTCCGTAACCACTCCCGCACGCTGTCGGCTGTGATGTCGCTGCTGCTGAGAGTCTGCAACGTCGCCACAACCTCTGAGTCTGTGCCCGTGATCTGTAGGGCTTGTGCTGTTTCAAAAGCATTCATTCGATTTTGATCCCTGTCGCAAACGCAATCCGGTCCAATGCCATCGTGAGATCCACTAACGCTATCCGCTGACTAGCCGCCGCATCAAAGCCGCTGACCGGCCGCGTGTCCGTCAAGGCCCTGCCAGTCATGCAGCGGTGCAGGGCGTCCTGTCGCTCCTGCAGTGTCTTCAGGTTCGCCTTCAGCTGCATCAAAATTCCACGTAGTGAATCCTTCTGCAGTTGGCATCTGTCCACGGGTG